GGAGCAAGAACAGCCACAGACTTTCACCGTCAAAGTAGACGGCAAGGAAGTCGCAGTGACGCTAGACGAGCTTCAGAAGGGCTATTCCAGGACACAGGACTACACTCGGAAAACGCAGCAGATTGCCGAAGTGCGAAAGCAAGTCGAGCAAGAAACGCAGGCAGTCCGAGCCGAGCGTGAGCAGTACGCTCAATTGTTGGGAGCATTGCAAGCCCAACTTCAGTCTTCTGAGCCTCAAGTTGATTTGGAGCGCCTCTATCACGAGGACCCAATTGAATGGGTAAGGCAAAAGGAAATCATGCGCGAGAGGCAAGAAAAACTCGGTGCTATTCAGTCTGAACAGCAGCGGCTTTTTCAAGTATCTCAGTATGAGCAGCAGCGCGCTATGGAGGCCCAACTTGCCAGCCAGCAAGAAGCCTTGTTAGCCGCTTTGCCAGATTGGAAGGACCCCAAGAAGGCAAAGGCCGAAAAGGCACTGGTGATTGAGTCTGCAAAGGCAGCAGGCTTTACCGATGAAGATTTGAAGAATGTTTACGACCACCGGCTGGTCTTGTTGTTGCGTAAAGCAGCAATGTTTGACCAAATGGTAAGTAAGCGTCAAGGCATTAAGCCTGTGGTGAACAATGGCCCACGAACAGCCAAGCCTGGTGCAGCTGGTCGGGTTTCGACAACAACTGAAAGTACGCGAGCAAAGCAGCGTCTTGCAAAAACCGGTCGCATAGATGATGCGGCCTCTGCAATTGAACTTTTATTGAAATGAGGAAATTATGGCTATCGTTAGCAATACATTTTTAACCTACTCTGCAAAGGGTATCCGCGAAGACTTGAGCAATGTGATCACAAACATTTCTCCAGAAGAAACCCCTTACATGAGCAACATTGGCCGCGAGAATGTGTCCAACAGCTTATTTGAGTGGCAAACAGATACATTGGCCAGTGCTGCTGCGAATGCGCAGCTTGAAGGTGACGATGTTTCATCGTTTGACTCTGTAACTGCTACTGTGCGTTTGCAAAACTATGCACAGATTTCACGCAAGACAATCATCTTGTCAGCTACTGAAGAAGTGGTGAACAAGGCTGGTCGTCGCAGCGAATTGGCGTTAACTTTGCATTGATAAGCGCCCGTATTCGGTAACGAATATTGAAAAACTAGGTGAATTGCTGGAAACCCTTTAGAGCCTGATACACCACAACATAGCCCGAAAGAGCAAGTGTGATGGTCCAAAAAGAATCAGGATTAGGCAATCAGCAGCCAAGCGCCGTATAGGCGAAGGTTCAACGACTAGGGAGTAATCCCGTAGGACCAAGTGGTCCGAAGTGCCTAGCCCCAGAAATGGGTGAAGATATAGTCTGATCTTGTATGAGAGTACAAGCCTCGAAAGAGGGTCAAGAAAGTAACGAATCTTGGCAAACAAATATGACCAAATCGCGAAGCGCGGAAGCGAGCTAAAACGTGACCAAGAATTCGTCATGCTCAACGGCGGTATTGCTGTTGCTGGCGATTCGACAACTGCCCGTGTGTCTGCATCTTTGGGCGCGTTTGTGAAAACAAACACCGACAAGCAGACCAACGGCGTTGACCCATCTTACACAACGCTGCCAAACAGCGCCCGTACAGATGGCAATGTGCGCACATTCACTGAAACCATTCTCAAGAATGTGATTCAGAAGGTGTGGACAGCTGGTGGTACACCTAAGATTTTGATGTGCGGTCCTGTCAACAAACAGCGCGTGTCAGGTTTCTCTGGTATTGCTTCCAGCCGCTTCAACATCGATGGTGGTGCAAAGCCTGCAACACTGGTCGGCGCAGTTGACATCTATGTCAGTGACTTCGGAAATGTACAGGTCATCGCCAATAGATTCCAACGCGAGCGCGATGCATGGGTGATCGATCCTGACTACGCAAAGATGACTGTGCTGCGCCCTTACCAGCAAGTCGAATTGGCGAAGACTGGTGACGCTGAGAAGCGCATGTTGATCGTTGAGTGGGGTCACAAAGTGTTGGCTGAAAATGCCCACGGCTTGGCCGCAGACTTGGTTACTTCTTAATAGTAAGCAAACGGAAAGGGCCAGGGAAACTTGGCCCTTTTTTTAACATGATTGAAAAAAAATTATTTGATGTCAACAAAGACCATGGCATTACACGCACATGGCACTACAACACCGACAACGATGAAGTCACCATCCAGACCCAACAAGATGTGACTGATGTCATTGAGGCCAACAAGGCCATCTACAACGCTGTAGATGAAAAGGCCACATGGAAAGGTGAATGGCACTTGGTCGCATCCATCCCAGAAGCTCTTTATTACAAGATGAAGGCCGAGGGCAAGATCGATGATCAGGAATACATGAAAAAATGGCTGAACGACAGCGACAACCAATTCTTTAGAACTCGACCTGGAAAAGTATGAACTACATTGCAGTCTGCACACCGGCCCGTGATCAGGTCCACACCAATTACACATATTGCATGGTCAATATGGTGGCGTATCACACACTCAACACCACAGACGCAATCAGTCTGAAATTGATGCAAGGCACGATTATCCAAAACCAAAGGGCTGACCTTTGCTTGGATGCCATGAGAGAAGGCTGCACACATATCCTTTTCATTGACTCTGACATGACATTTCCACAGGACATGGTTGGTAGATTATTGGCCCACGACAAAGAGATTGTGGCCGCCAACTGCGCCAGGCGCAGAATGCCCACTGGCCCGACAGCTCAAAACTATGACGAAAACGACAAGCGAGTGCCGGTCTACACAATGCCAGAATCTACTGGATTGCAAGAGGTGGGAAGCATTGGCACTGGCATAATGCTGATCAAGCGCGAGGTGTTTGAGGGCATGAGCGAGCCATGGTTTGATATGCCATGGCAGACCACACGAGGCTACATGGGTGAGGATGTGTTCTTTTGTAAGAAGGCTCAAGAGCTAGGTTACAAGGTTTACATCGACCATGATGTCTCAAAGGAAATTGGCCACATTGGCACATTTGAATATCGCCATGAACACACTTGGATTGTGAAAGAAGAGATGGAAAAAGAGGCCCAATAATGGCACTGACAACCTACACAGAGCTGAAGACATCCATTGGTGATTGGCTTAATCGGTCAGACCTGACAAATGCCATTCCTGACTTTATCTCTCTGGCCGAGGCGCAAGTTGAAAGAACACTGCGCACCAGGCAGATGATTGTCAGGGCCAATGCGTCTTTTGACGCGCAATATGGCGCTGTGCCTGCTGATTTTTTAGAGACAAAATCTCTGAAATTGACCAGCACAAATCCACAGACCCCATTGCAGTTTTTGAGCATTGATGCCCTGGACAATGAGGCCGCCAATTACACGGCCAGCGCCAAACCCAAATTCTTTGGCGTGGTCGGTGGCCAGTTTAGATTGGTCCCAACACCAGACTCTAACTACACAACCGAGCTGACCTATTACGCGAAGTTGACAAAGTTATCAAGCACTGTGACCACCAACTGGCTTTTGGCATCAAGCCCAGACATTTATCTGTATGGCGCGCTGCTGCAAGCTGCTCCATACTTGCAAGATGATGCGAGAATCCAAGTGTGGTCATCGCTATATGATCGTGCAATGAGTGAATTGCAAACTGCCGATGATCGCGGTGCGTCTTCTGGTGGTGCATTGCTTACCCGTGCAAAGACTTTTGGATAAGGACTGGACATGTCATCTTTTACCGACTACACCGAAAACCTAGTTTTAACCTGGCTGTTGACAACCAGCAGCGCCACGCGCCCAACGGCTTGGTACATTGGCCTTTTCACGGCTGCGCCAAGTGACACTGGCGGTGGCACTGAGGTGTCTGGCAACGCCTATGCGCGAGTGGTCACCGGAACAATCACTGTTTCCGGCACAAGCCCCACCAACGCAACAAACGCAGCGGCCATCGAGTTTGCAGCTGCCAGCGGCGGCAATTGGGGATCAATTGGCTGGGCTGGCATTTTTGATGCAAGCACTGGCGGCAATTTATTAGCCTGGGCAGCGCTGACCACAGCTCGCACCATCAACGATGGCGATGTGCTGCGAATCCCAGCTGGTGATCTTGATGTCACATTGACATGACATGGCAGCCTATGGTCTTGGCCCGTATGGACAAGGGAAGTATTCCTATGGCGTAAGCCTTGGGGCGGTTACTTTCGCGGCCACCAGCACGGCTGCAATCAATGCAAGGCGCGTCTGCATAGGCGCGTTTTCTGTTTCTGCTTCCAGCTCAGAGACTGTCTCGGCCAATGTAGTCAAGACAGCATCATTCTCGGTTTCAGCGTCTAGCGGTGCAACAGCTGCTGCGCAAATAGTTGCCGATGCCTCGGCCACGATATCTAGCACCAGCAGCATGTCTGCAAGCGCTTTGCGCTATGCCATAGGCACGGCAACATTTGCGGCCACATCGAGCGCAAGCCTTGCGGCCACGAGGGTGGCCATCGGTGCATTTGCCTCGGTTGACACCAGCGCGATGTCTGTCAATGGCGTCAGGGTCCCACTCATTCAAATCCTGATTGAAGACTTTGCCACAATGACTGTGGCCACCAGCGTGGTTGTCAATCAGTCTGTGCTGATTGCAGCTGAGTCTGGCATGAGTGTGAGCGCAATCAGAAGACAGAGCGCTGCCATCGATTTCACTTGCCAGTCATCTATGACGATTGCTGGCAATCTAAAATGGGTGGCAGAGAGTGACACGGCAGAGACATGGAATGCAATTTCGGACAATGCAGAGACATGGACACCGATCACAGACACATCAGAAACATGGGCCGCAATTGATGATTCGAGTGAATCTTGGACAGCAATTGCGGATAATAGCGAGACTTGGCAAATAGCCGCATAGGGGTAAAAAATGGCAGATTCAACCACCACAAATCTATTACTGACAAAACCAGAAGTTGGTGCATCCACCGACACATGGGGTACAAAGATCAATACCGACTTAGACACCATTGATGCAGTGTTTAAGGGTGATGGCACTGGTGGTGCTTTGGGGTCAAGTGCTACTGCAAATGCTGTTATGTATTTGAACGGCACTAAGAAACTAAAAACTGGTACTGAGCTTCAAATTGATAGCTCAGGCAATCTAGGCTTGGGAGTTACTCCTAGTGCTTCTGAGAGTGGTTTTGGTTTGCAAGTAGGTACAGCTGCAAATACAAGTTATGTATACAGTAAGCGTGGTGTTGCAAATAACGCATATTACGATGGAGCTTGGAAGTATTATGGAACTGGTGCGGCTACGCTTCATCAGTTTAATTCAGGCGTATACGCTTGGTACAACGCCGCATCAGGCACAGCAGGAAACGCCATTACCTTTACTCAGGCAATGACTCTGACAGCGGCTGGGCGGCTTGGGGTTGGTCAAACCGCTCCGGGTGTTGCGTTTTCAGTAGCTGGTGCAAGCGAGGCATGGCAGATTGCTTTTGCCAGTTCAAATGCTGTCGCGGGGGCTTTAATTGGCTCTCCTGCTTCAGATGTTATTGCTTTTGGCAACTGGGCAGGAACAGAACGTGCCCGTATAGACTCAAGCGGTAGATTGCTTGTTGACTGCACAATTGAGCCTTTTTCTGTGGCTGGTATTGGTTTGTCTCCCGGAGGCGCGAGCTACTTTACGCGCTCTAGCGCAGCGTCGATTTGGGCAAGTAGACTGACAACAACGGGTGACATTATCGCCCTTGGTTACGCCGGTGTGCAGCGGGGGTCTATTAGCACCAACGGGTCCAGTATTTCCTACAACACCTCCTCAGACTACCGCTTGAAGAACACCATTGCTCCAATGACAGGCGCATTGGCTAAAGTTGCTCAATTAAAACCAGTAACTTATAAATGGAACGCTGATGGCTCTGACGGTGAAGGCTTCATTGCTCACGAGTTAGCTGAAGTTTGTCCTCATGCCGTAACTGGTGAAAAAGATGCCGTAGACACTGATGGCAATCCTAAATACCAAGGCATCGACACATCATTCTTGGTGGCTACATTGACAGCCGCTTTGCAAGAGGCTCATGGTTTGATTAAAAACCTAGAAACTCGTATTTCAGCATTGGAAGCAAAATGACAGAAGTCTGGCATCCATGTGCAGGGTATGAAACTCACTATGAAGTGAGTAATTTTGGTAATGTTCGTTCAATTGAGCGATATGCTAACAATGCTCATAACAATGGTTTGCGAAAGATTCAATCAAAAATGTTAAAGCCTTGCAAAAGTTCTTCTGGGTATTTGATTGTTTCTTTTTGTGTTGACAATGTAAAGTCAAATCAAAATGTACATAGATTGGTTGCAAGAGCATTTATTCCAAACGAATCAAATAAACCACAAGTAAATCATAAGAACGGAATAAAAACAGACAATAACTTAGAAAACTTAGAATGGGTTACTGTTTCTGAAAATGGACTTCACGCTTATAGAACTTTAGGTATTGAAACATGGAATAAAGGAAAAAAATTGCCAAAATATAGCGATGAAAGAAAAGCGCAAATAAGTCAAAGAATGAAAACTTGGCATAAAAATAATCAACTCAAGGCTCGTTTAGATGCCGCTAACCTATGACAAATAAAGAAACCTACGCATTAGTTGCTATTTTTTTAATTGTATTTTTTATTGGTATTTTTACTCCTATTCAACCTATTTTTTAAGGAAACTAACATGACTACCACTTGGAAAATTACAAACCTCGATAGCAACACATCTGATGGTTTTGTTTTCTGCTGTCATTGGACTTGCACAGCAGTAGACGGAGAACACTCTGCCTCTGCCTACGCAACAGTCTCATGGCCCGAAGGCACTCCTGCTATTCCCTACGCAAACCTCACAGAAGCCACAGTATTGGCATGGGTGTGGGAATCTGTTGATAAGGCAGCTGCAGAGGCTTCTTTAGCGGCTCAGATTGCTTTGTTGAAGAATCCCGTAAAAGCCACAGGAACACCTTGGTAATAAATCATGGAAGCAGAAGTTGACAAAAGGCTGGCGGTGCATGAGGCCATCTGTGCCGAGCGCTACAGTGCTATTGCCTCATCGATGAAGGATGGCGACAGGCGCATGACCAAGATTGAATATCTGCTTTATGCGGTGATCTTGGCCGTTTTGCTTGGACCAGGCGTGGCTGCCGAATTCGTCAAGAAGATTTTCGGGCTATGAGAGATTGGGCCGTGGCATTCATTGCTGCGGCCATCTTGGTGGCGACCATCATTTGGTCAACTTATGTCATCGTTATGTATTGGCCATGATCTATGCTTTGGTCCTACTAGCAGCTGCCGAATATAGATGCACCAGGTGGACATGGACTGGTGATGTCTACAATCGGAGGGTTGTCTGCCTAAAGTGGGAGAGAAAGAAATGATTGATCCAGTAACGGCCCTAGCTGGCATACAGTCAGCAATATCTTTGGTTAAGAAGGCAGCAAAGGTTGCCAATGATTTAGGCTCTCTTGCCCCAATGATTGGCAAGATGTTTGATGCAAAGAGTGTTGCAACAAAAGCAATGCTACAAGCCAAACGGGATAAGAAAGGCTCGAACATGGGGACTGCTCTCCAGATCGAGATGGCATTAGAGCAAGCCAGAGCCTTTGAGGAAGAACTCAAAATGTTGTTCATGCAGACAGGCAAGATTGATGTTTGGAACAAGATCAAGGCTAGACAAGCTGAGATGGACAGGGATGATGCCAAGGAGATGGCAGCATTGAGAGCCGAGGAAAAGAAGGCCAAGGCCAAAGAACAAGAAGAAAAAGAAATAGTAATTGCTATTACTGCTGTTGCCTTTGTTATATTTTTGGTTGGAATTGGCATTTATGAGTTGATGGAGTTTTGTGGAACCACCAGAAGGTGCGGTGGCCGATGAACGAATACCAAAAACAATTCGACATGTTTTTGAAGGTGTTTGTTTACCTGTTGGTCATCTGGTGGCTGCTTGGACTGCTGAAATTTTTGCCTGATGACTTGTCAGACCGGATCGTCAATCTGCTGCTTGGAAAGGTGGGGCTTGGAAAATGAAAATCACGCCATATCAGGCAAATGCCAAAATGCTCCAAGAGGCCCAGAGGGTTATTCACCAAAAGAACTTGCAAGAATTGCAGAGGCTCAATCACCAAAAAGAGCAGCAGATTCAGCAGCAAAAATGGGCAAGACCTAATTCTGTGGATGTATACGCATGAAATATCTACTCGCAATTACTTTGATAATGCTGGCTGGCTGCGAAGACCGGTATCGCTACAAGTGTCAAAACCCCGATAATTTCCACGCGCTAGATTGCCAAAAGCCAAAGTGTCTGTTTACCCAGACTTGCCCCGAATACCTGGTCGCCCCTATTTTGGAGAAGCAAATTGCACCACCACCACCTGAAGCTAAACCTAACCCCTGACGAGATCGAGGTCAGGGTCTGGGGGTTTGTGGTCATTTCAGTGACCATGATTCTCTGTTTCATTGTTGTTGCGTTTTTGTATAGCATCATCTTTGTCACTCAGCCAATCAAGACCATGGCGCCCATTGACCAGGCGCTTTTAAAAATGCTCAACGATGTGGTCCTATTGATTGTTGGCGGCATCGGTGGGGTGATGAGCAAACGGGCTGTGAGCGCCACGGCAAAGGCTCTAGGAACGCCTGCACCACCCAACCCTGCTCCTAGTACCCCTGCGCCTGTTGCAGCGCCTGTGGCGCCATCCTATGGCCAATCTAATACATGGGTCGCGCCATCTGGTGCATTGCCAGAATGGGTCAACCCTCCGCTGGATGAGTCTTGGACCCCTGGGCCACCACCCACAACGCCACCAGACCATCTTGAGGATGACCATGATCGTGCGCAGCTGGCAGCGGCCAGACAGGAGGCGCAATAATGTTTGGCATCCCGCTGCCATGGGTGTTGGTCGGTCTGTGCATAACCTTGTTTGGTACTTACCGAGGCGGGTATCACTTTGGCTGGAAAGACAGGGACAAAGAAATGCAAATTGAGATTGCTCGCAAAAACGAGGAATCTAGGGCCACCGAGCAAAAGCTCAATGAACAATTAAACGCAAATGCAACCAAGCTACAGGAGACAAATAATGTCATCAATGAAAAGCAGTCTGCTCTTGATCGTGCCATTCGCGCTGGCAGGGTGCGCATCAGCGCCCCAAGTTGTGTACCAGCCCCCACAGCTGCCACCCCTGCCGCCCCAGATAGCAAAGAAACAGGAAGTCAACCTGACAGAGCGCCTGACACGGCTTCTGATGCCGAGCGAGCAACCCTCCAAGCCATTGCCGAAATAGTGGCCCAAGGGGACAGGAACACAGCGCAGCTCAATGCCTGTATTGACGCATATAACGAAGCGAGGGATTTAATCAATGGTAAACGCTGAACAACTGGCACGGCTGCATATTGGTCCACAGTGGGTCGATGCGCTGAACGAGACTTTCCAGCGCTTTGACATTTCAACGCCATTGCGCCAGGCTGCATTCATTGGCCAGTGTGGCCATGAGTGTGGCAATTTCAAAATGCTAAAAGAGGGTCTGTCATATTCTGCTGCCGGACTGATGAAGACATGGCCCAAGCGCTTTGACGCGGCCAAGGCCCAAGCCTGTCAGAGAAATCCAAAGCTCATTGCCACTGTCGTTTACAGCAACAGAATGGGCAACCGAGATGAGGCAAGTGGGGATGCCTGGCGCTTTATTGGCCGAGGATGCATCCAGCTGACTGGCGCTAGTTCGTATTTCCACGCTGGCAAGGCGCTGGGTGTTGACTTCTGGGCCAACCCTGACCTGGTGGCCACGCCTCAGTATGCTGCGCTGACTGCTGGCTGGTTTTGGGACACCCACAAGCTCAACCAGTATGCGGATAACCAAGACTACCGGACCATGACCAAAAAGATCAATGGCGGGTTTATTGGGCTTGACGACCGCATTAAACACATTAACCATGCGCTGTCTGTCCTGACATAATTAGCCATGGCCAATGTCAAGCAACAATTAGAAGTCCCATCAATACCGAGTCTGGGTTACCCGCCAGAGGTGTATGAGCGCCGAAATTTAAATGAGAACAACAGCGCCTTAAACAATTTTTTCAGAAAACTGATCTCAGTCCTTGGCGCCTTGTTTGGGCCAAGGGGTGGCAAGTTTATGAATAATCCGCATGGCGCGTTTCAAGATTCAACAGACCAAACAGCAGCCAACACCACCACGGCCTATGCTGTTACATTCAACACGACAGATTTTTCCAATGGCGTGACAATTGCCAGCAATAGCAGAATTACTGTGCTTGATGCCGGAATCTGGAATTTGCAGTTTTCCATTCAGTTTAAGAACACTAGCAATGATGGTCAGGATGTTGATGTTTGGTTTCGCAAGAATGGGACAAACATTGCCAACTCAAACAGCAGATTTCACTTACCACAAAGAAAATCGTCAGGTGATCCAAGCCATTTGATTGCAGCCATGAATTTTTTTGTAAGCATGGCGGCCAACGATTATGTTGAAATTATGTGGCGCCCCACCAGCACTGCTGTAAGTTTGGAGCATTTCGACACTAGCACAAGCCCGACACGGCCAGCAGTGCCATCAGCCATTGTCACAATGAGTTTTGTGTCTAACTTACCAACAACATAGCCATGTACATACCACTCAAATTACCACCAGGCATTTACAGAAACGGCACTGAATATCAGGCAGCAGGCAGATGGTTTGACGCAAACCTTGTTCGCTGGTTTGAGAATACTTTGCGGCCCATGGGTGGCTGGCGAAAGAAGTCTGCCAGCCAGCTGACAGGATCATGCCGTGGACTGCTGACTTGGCGCGACAACACTGCTGACCGGTGGATCGCAGCTGGTACGCACTCGAAGCTCTATGCCCTCAATGAGGCCGGAACACTCAAAGACATCACCCCAACTAGCTTTACTGTGGGTGAGGCTGATGCGGTGGTCAAGACCGGCTATGGTTACTCAACTTATGGCAGCTTTGCCTATGGTGTGGCACGGCCAGACAGCTCCAGCATCACACCGGCCACGACATGGTCCATGGACACATGGGGTGAGTATTTGGTGGCCTG